CTTAGTAACTTCTATAATCAATGATGAGTACACTGAGGTTTACGGGGAGGACGACGATGACACGGTGCACTAGGAACATGCCATTAGACGAGACGCCTGAGTACAAGTTCGCAGCGGCAGCTATCAGGCCGAAAGGTGAGAAGCTAGACGAGTTACTTAACTCCAAAGATAAGAAGGCTGAACGGGCCAAGGCACACGACGAGTACGATGCACGTATGATGAACTACATGAAACCTAACCGGAGCCTACGCCACAACACAGGCAAGCCCGACTACTCCCTCATCCCTATGGCTGCACTCGCAGAGGTGGCTAAGGTGTTGGAGTACGGGGCTAGCAAGTACGAGCGTGGCAACTGGCTCAAGCCCACCAGCTGGGAGGTTAGCTTCGCCTGTCTACAGAGACACATGTCTGCATGGCAGGCGGGTGAAGACAACGACGACGAATCAGGCCGCAGTCACATAGCACACGCAGCGTGTAATCTAATCCAGATGCTGCACATGCTAGAGAATCACCCGGAGGAGCTGAAGAGATGACCCCTGCTGAGGTACTACTTATGGTTATCATCGGCTATCTGGTTGTTAAGGAGATCGACTGATGAAGTATCTAATCAACATCGCTACCGCCCTGTCGCAGCTGCTTAACGCGGCTGTGTTCATCGGTGATCCTAATGAGACACTAAGCGGCAGGTGCTGGAGGGAGAACAGGATGTGGGCTGTATGCGTTATTGATATTCTCTTCTTCTTCCAGCAAGAGCATTGCTACAATAGTCATCTGGCTGACCGTGTGTTTGCAAGGAAGATACTATGAGCTGCTTTCTCTTTGGACTATTCGCTGGGCTAGCTGGTTTGCTAGTCCTCTTTTGTATTGCAATCTACAAGGATCTTTCATGAATGATTACCAGAACTTTATAGCCATGTCCCGCTACGCCAGATGGATTGAGTACGCTGGCCGACGTGAGACATGGGACGAGACATGCTCTCGTTACACTAACTACTGGAAAGACAAGGGTTTGCTTACGAACATGCAAGCCAACACCCTACGTAAGATGATCGTAGACTTAGACGTAGTACCTAGTATGCGTGCTCTCATGACTGCTGGCCCTGCGCTGGATCGTGACCACGTAGCTGGATACAACTGTGCCTACCTCAGCATCGACCACCCTCGGGCCTTCGATGAGTGCATGTACATCCTACTTTGTGGGACAGGCGTAGGCTTTAGCTGTGAGCGTGACGAGGTTGCTAAGCTACCCATCGTAGCTGAAGAGTTCCATGATACAGACTCAGTGATTGTAGTGGCTGACTCCAAGGTGGGGTGGGCTAAGGCATTCAAGCAGCTGCTCGCTATGCTGTGGACTGGTGAAGTACCATCGTGGGATGTGAGTAAGGTACGCCCTGCTGGTGCTAAGCTCAAGACCTTCGGTGGTCGAGCGTCAGGCCCTGCTCCGCTGGTGGATCTGTTCAACTTCACAGTGGCTCTGTTCCGCAAGGCTGCTGGCCGTAAGCTGACAGACCTAGAGGCACACGATCTCATCTGTAAAGTCGCTGCCATTGTGGTGGTCGGTGGGGTTCGACGCAGTGCATTGATCTCCTTAAGCTCACCAACGTCTGATCGCATGGCTACGGCTAAGTCTGGTGCTTGGTGGAACACAGACGGGCAACGTGCGTTGGCTAATAACTCAGCCTGCTACGAGAAGAAGCCTGACTTCCACTTCTACATGAACCAGTCCAAAGCCCTGTACGAGAGCTACAGCGGTGAGCGAGGCTTCTTCAACCGTGAAGCTGCGGATAAGATCATTGAGTCACACGGTCGCAGAGAGACTGGACACAAGTGGGGCTGTAACCCCTGTTCCGAGATCATCCTTCGACCGTCTGAGTTCTGTAATCTCTCTGAGGTTATAGTCCGGGCTGACGACAGGCTTGAAGACCTGCTGCATAAGGTGGACGCTGCTACTATCTTTGGTACGTTGCAGTCTACACTGACGGACTTCCGCTACTTGCGTAAGGTATGGCAGAACAACTGTGAGGAAGAACGGCTGCTGGGTGTGAGCCTAACAGGCATCATGGATCACCCTGTCCTGAACGGAAGCGAAGGTGACGAGAAGCTAACCGAATGGCTAACCACCATGCGGGAGCATGCCATCACGGTGAACAAGAAGTGGGCCAAGCAGCTGAAGATCCCTGTGTCTGTAGCTATAACGTGTGTCAAGCCAAGTGGTACGGTGAGCCAGCTAGCCTTGTGCAGCTCAGGCATTCACCCAGCCTACTCTAGGTTCTACACACGGACAGTGCGACAGGATAACAAAGATCCAATGACTGCTTTCATGCGTGACCAAGGCGTACCTAATGAGCCGTGTGTCATGAAGCCGGACACCACCACCATCTTCAGCTTCCCTATCAAGACACCAGATACAGCGGTGACGAGGGACGAGCAGGATGCGCTGGAGCAACTCCGACTATGGAAGATATACCAAGAGGCGTGGTGTGAGCATAAGCCTAGCATCACTGTGTACTACACGGATGACAACTACCTCGGCATGATGCAGTGGGTATGGGACAACTGGGATATTATGAGTGGTGTTAGTATGCTGCCATACGATAACGGTACGTACCAACAGGCACCGTATCAGCAGATAGATAGCCTTGCTTACGAGCTGGCTGTTGAGGAGTTCCCTGAGGTAGACTGGTCGCTGTTCCCTAGTTATGAGCTAGAGGATACAACAACAAGTAGTCAAGAGCTTGCCTGTACTGGCGGCGTCTGTGAAATCGTAGGGAGTGCAGAATGATTGTATCAACATGGGCATTAGGTGTAGGGGCTGGCGGCTTGATCGCTGCTGGCTTCTACATCATGGCTTGCCATAGCTACATGCGCGGAATCCTAATAGAAAGGAACATGCTTCTGGCTATACTAGAGAAGATCAAGGAGGATCTAAGTGAGGATTAAAGAAGAGAAGCTAGATGAAGGGTATGCCCAGTGGTATGAAACTGCTGGGACTACCATTCGTATCCAGACTAACAAGCCATGGGAGGAACTAGATTTAAGGATGAAGAACTTTTACACAGAACGTGCGGAGGAATACTTCCGGGTTCGACTACACACCGACATGGGTCGGATCGCAAACGACGGAGAGCAAGAATGAAGAACTTTGTATTAGCATTATTATTAACAGCATCAGCCACACACGCGGCTACACTGTACCTCAACGATGGAACACAGCTAGACCTGCCGGTAGGCTCTAGGGTCTACATAAGCGAAGGCCAGCTGTGGGAGTTCACTCGCTTCAATGAGGGTGGATTTGACATACGTCCGCTAGTGCCTAGCGTTCAGGTCACTGAGAGCTGTACTCAGGACACTGGCTTCACCTTCGGAGGCGGCAGCTACAGCTGTTCCGAGGAGGTTGTTGTTGAGCCAGAGCCAGAAGAAGAGACTGAAGAATGCGACAGTCTCACCTTTGGCGGCTCAGGCTGCTAGGGTGGAGGCTGGTGTCTCCATACATACCTAGCATTACGTACTACACGTACCATACTAAGTAGCATTTCCGAGGGCGACGGTATCGCCCAGCCAGCGAGCAGGACTAGTAGCAGCAACTCATGCAGCTTTAGTCCTGACTCGTTGACTACCTTCCCCACATCCCCGTAATCACTGGTAGTGTTGACCTGCCCTGAGAGGGCCGTATTGGCGTTCTGAGCGACGCTCTGGTCACCCCTTGCCTCACCCTTCCCTGCGTTGACGCGTGCCTCTATGGCCGCCCTACGCTCTCCTATGGCCGCTCCAGCTACCTGCTTGAGTGCTTCCCCTCCAAGACCAGTACAACTAATCATCATCATTGTGGATAATACGATTAAGCTTCGCTTCAGCATCCATTAACCTCCTGTCTATCAGGCCCTGCTTCTCTACTAGTGGCTCTACGTACATGTAGTTCACAGAGATAGCCACGGCAAAGATCACAGACAGAAGCGTAGTCGTCCAGTACTTGTTACTACTCTCCGCCTGAGACACAGTGGCATCTAGCTTATCGAATCTCTCTCGTATGTAGTGCAGTCGCTCCTCAGAGGTACGCACCAGACCCTTGGAAGCCTCGCTGTTTACAACAGTCTGACTCCCAAGGGCAGCTACGCTACGCTCTAGGTGAGCTATCTTTCTTTCTACATCTTCAGTACTCACGTTACTGCATCCTTGTGATTAATTGTCATAGGCTATCTCTTGAAACAGCCTGTCGCCTGTCACTGCACGTCTGCCTTTGTCCAGCTGCGATACTCCGGGTATGTAGGACTGACCAAAGCGTAGCAGCTTCGTAGGATCTTGTTCAGTAACTACATCGAACAGACCTTCACCGAACTGGCCTACCATCTTAAGAGGCGGAGGAGCGAAGTCTAACTTAGAACCACCGTACTCTTCTGCCCTTGTATTAACTAGACCAGAACTAGCCAGAGATCCCATCTGATTAGTAGTAGACTCAAGCATCCATCCTAGGAACTCATCAGAAGTCCCTAAGTCCTTTCCCCTTATCTCTCCTTTCATTAAGGCTTCTCGTTTCTCACCATCAAACAAAGCTAACCTTCCATCGTTCCACACCCCGTTCACTAGTCCCATTAGGGCAGCAAAAGATACTCCATTTACAGAGGCTTCTTTAAGGGCTTTACGTCCCCTCTCTGTGTTTATCCCATACTTCTGAGCGTCTGCTAGGTTGTCCCCTATGTCGTTGCGTATTACATTATACATTCGGTTCATGTAGGACAACATAGAGTAGGCGACTCTCCCGTTAGGAACGTCATTGTAGAACTGAGGCATTGAAGACGCACCTCTAGGCTGTAGCGCCAGCATGGCCCGACCGGCAAAGGTATCTACAGGAGCAGACCGACCGCCACTTCTTAGGTCTTTTACTAAGGTGTTAAATTCCTTAGTACTCATTCCTTCCGCAGCTACGTGGTTACGCAGCCGACTTAGTGACTTCTCATCTCCTTTCTTAGCCATGTCCCTAGCAAACGTAAGGGCAGTATTGGCTAAACCCTCCGCTCCCATGTCGTTTACTCTCTGGACTCCTGTCCACTTATAAGTAAATGCGCCTACGTTATCTACCATCTTGGCTACCTTTCCTTCAGCCTCAGCAGCAACTTCTCCCATGAATTGCTTGTCCTGCCCGAACTCTTTAGTAGACAACCATTGCGGATCAGCCTCCGACTTTCCTTTGTTAAAAGTAGCAGCAAGCATTTTAGGAACAGTGGCGGCCCATGCCTTGAATCCATTCTGATAGATAGGAAGAGTAGCCCCTTCAACTACGTTCAAGGCTGCGTTTCCCCAGTTAGCTAGTAGTCCCGTCGAAGCGAATTTCCTAGCAATAGATCCTACTGCCTCTCCTCCTTTCTTAGAATTGATTAAAGTAGACCTAAGACCGTCTGCTAAAACAGCAGCTGCTTTCTTGGACTGATCGGTTCCTTTTCTGACTCCCTTCTTAGTCGTTCTTCCTGCCTGAAGGGATGCCTTTTGCTCAATCAAATCAATAACAGAATCTAGCCTACTCTGTCTTCCCTTGGGCTTAAGTTTAGCAAGCTCCCCTTCGGTAACTCCAAAGCGCCGCGCAAGGATACGAGCTTGCTGAACATCTTTAGCCAGATCCTTCAAAGCAATTAAGGGATTCTCGTAGTCATTGACTCCTAGTTTATCATCTCCAGCATCGCCACCCTTAGTGAGAGAAGGGGCGTAGTCTTTCTTCTTGCTACTCCAGCCCGGCAGGTCAGTCTTCCTGACTTCTTTCAATACGTCGAAGTACTCTTGAAATGCCTTGGCCTCTTCTGGAGACTTAGCTCCTTCTAAAACGCTCTCGTAAGTAACTCTAGAGTCTCCGTTCTTTGCTCCTATATTGAGGATGTCCTGCTGCATTCGGGCAGTCAGACTCCCGGCTAAAGGAGCAAGCTCCTCAAAAGCATCGTCAATTGCTGAAGAACTCTGCTCTGTCAGGATCTCGACATCCTTTATTAGCATCCCTGCTCTCTTATTTCCCGTTAGATCCTGAACCCTTTCTGCTGTTCCTCTAGTTCCGTAGTTCCAAAGGTCTTTAGTCTTAGCCCAAAGTCCCGAAGGAGTAGTGACTCTCTCTTTATCCTCTGTGTCTTTTAGAAACTTCCTGCTCTTCTTCTGAGTACTTGAGTCTATCTTCTTAACAGAAGGGCCTTGTTGAACAAGAGGAGCAGACACATCTCCCAAGCCTTCTTCGCCCCAGATATACGAATCATCTTCAGCTGCTTTGTCTGCCCTAGCTGCCTCTTCTGCGTCTATTCTGGCTATCTCATCCTTAGACTTAGTTAGCCATTTGGTTGCTAATACTCCTGCTCCCCCTAAGGCTCCTCCAATCACAGCCCCAGTCATTAAGCCCTCCGCTCTGTCCTCTCCCCTAGAAGACAAGCCTCCGTATACTGCGCCTTCTGCTGCGGCCGTTACTACTTTAGCAGCGGCGTTGCCTTTAGATAGAGTAGCAGCAGGTATCGCTAACCCTGTGACCATTCCTGCTGCATTAGCTACCTCTGAGAGAACCGGGTGCTCATCGCTAAGCCTGTCTATTCCTTTCTGTTGTCGCTCTATTTGCTGATCCCACTTGAAGTTATCAGTAAACACCTTAGACAAGTCTTTGTCCGTATTGAATAGATCATAAACAGAACCCCCAAGCATACTGCCAATGGCTCCTAGCTCATCTCCTCCCCCTATAGATCCTTCGGTGAACGTAGTGGCTACGGCGGCAGCCTTGTCTAGGGTAGACATGTCCGCTTTCTTGGTTTCCTTCTTTGGCTCTCTTTCCTTAAAGTAAGCATTAACCTTACTCTTTGCTTCTTCAATGTCTTTGGCTTCAACATCGAACTCTATACCGTCTTTCTCAAGATACCAAGTAGCCACTCTAATTCTCCTATTACATTGTAACTCTAGTCTTAGGGGTAATCCCGTCTTGTATTTCCTTAAGAGTTCCCTCTAAGGTATTGCCTTTGTCTTCCCTAGGCTTAGGCTTTCCTAAAGACGACTCGGGAACTTCTACACGCATTCCCTCATAAGGCTGAGATGCTTGTGCCATTGCTATTGCCTTAGAAAGCTCAGAAGTAGTGTAGTACTGACCTTCCTCCTTAGCAGGAACAGTCACTCCATAAAGATCCGCAAGCTTAGTAACCCAATCTGGCTTTATTAGAGTCTGCTTAGTACCTGCAACCCAGCCCTCGTTTGAGTTAAATAACGGATCGGAAATACGATCCTCAAGGTCTGTATCTATTTCCTCTATCTGAGCAAGGTCAGGAGTAGCATTAGCAATTGCCATGTCCACTCTCTGATTGATAGCATTTGCTATCCTTTCTTCTGACTTATCTGCCGTCTGTATAGAACTAATTGCAGGTACTAACAAGCTCTCTAGCCTTTGAAGTTCTGCCTTTGCTTGGCTTCTTTCGGCTGGGTTTACAACAGCTCCGGGTTCTTTATTATCTAGCTCCTTTATCTTTTCTTTAAGAGCTTTTGATTGATTATAAAGAACATGGTCTTCTGGAAGAATGTCTATTGCAGAAGAAAGAAGAGACACCTCTATTGGAGCAAGAACAGCACTGGCCTCATTCTCTCTCTGAAGTCTTGCTGCCCTTTGAGACTCTAGCTGCAAGTAGTTAGTCTCATACGCCTGAGCGTACTGTATGTTATTAGAAAGAAGACCGCCCTCTTCAGTTGCTTGAGTCCAAGCAGCAGATCCGGGGACGGTTCCTTTGGCTAGCATGCCGTTAATAACCTGTTCCGCTTTCTCGTCTTTCTGTTTCTGCTCCGCAGCACTCTGCTCTGAGTCTAGCTGGAGCTGCCTAAGTTTATTCGCCTTATCTTCTTCTCGAATAGTTCCTGTAATGTCCTCAAAGTCCATAGGGTTATAACCAGCAGTAGGAGCATCAACCATGATACTTTGAGTAACACCATCAAGCGCCGCCTTTCGAGCAGACTCTGTCATGTTCTTATTATTCATGATTGTTCTAATCGCAGACTTACGCTGCGCTATTGAAGTCTGCATCTGGCCTGTACGTAACTCCTTAGCCTCTTTAGCTTCCCTCCTAGCCTGCTCCTCCATCTGGTTAATGCCCAGCATGGTATTCCGGGCCTCATCGGTACGGCCCAGTTGAGTCTGCCAGTTCATTAGACGCCGCTGTCCCTCGATGTCATCGGCCTCAACATCAGGCCGGAACATGTTCTGAGTACCACGGACGTAGTTCTCTGAGTCAACAGAAGTCCCGAGAGTGTTGCCTATTTGAGACAACATCCCCCCGAGGTTTGCTGCTTGTGATTGTCCAGCCATTTAGTTTCTCCTTATAACCATGAGAGGAATTTATCAACCGTAGGATTGCTTGTGTTTATGTTACCCAAAGCACCCCCGGTCATTCCCGCTGCTGCGTCCATAGCGCCAGTGTAGATGTTGCCTTCTAGCTCTGCGGCTGTCTTGGCTGCGTTCACCTGTGCCTGTATACCACCGAGGCCGAGCTGAGCACCTAAGTTTGCACCTGTGAATTGACCAGACTGGAAGCGATCTGCGTTCTGTCCGCCCAGTTGCATCATCTGCATCTGCTGCTGCATTGGCAGGAACGACTGCTGATAAGCATTCAGTCCCATGTTGCCTTGTTGGTTTGCTATCTGACTCATCAGACCAGCGCCTGCTTGGCCTAGCTGTGCCTGCTGACTTCCGAGCTGACCCATCTGGTTCGCCATGTTGCCGTAGATACCGGCTGCTGACTGACCCAGTTGTGATTGCTGTCCGCCTAGCTGGCCCATGCCTGCTGCCGCGCCTTGTCCTAGTTGTGCGTTCTGAGCACCTAAGCTTCCTAGTGCCTGTCCTGCTGCTTGAGACAACTGAGCATTCTGAGCGCCTAGCGAACCCGCTGCCTGAGCGTTCTGTCCCAGCATACCCGCAGCTGCCTGCCCGAGCTGTGCGTTCTGAGCGCCCATGCTGCTCTGGAGTCCAGCGTTCTGTGCCAACTGTGACCCAGCTGCCTGCCCGAGCTGTGCATTCTGTGCTCCGAGCTGGCCCATGTTGCTGCCGAGTTGTCCTTGTAGTCCAGCTGCTGCCTGACCCATCTGACCGAACTGGCTAGCCATAGCTGCCTGTCCCTGCATCTCTGCCTCGGCCTGACCCATCGCCTGAAAGGCTGCTTGGTTCTGTGCCTGTGCCTGTGCGCGGGCCGTAGCGGCATCCTCAGCGGTTCCACCGAACTGACTACCCCTAACACCTCCTCGACCCTGAGCGAACTCACGGGCCTGCTGAGAGGCTCTGGCGGCGTCTAGACCCGGCTGCTGCATAGACATAGCTCTGTCGTACACTGACTGCTCACGTCCTGCCCTGTCGCCCATAGCGTTCTGCATGGCCTGCTGTGAGGCTCCTAATGCCCCTGCCTGCTGGCCTGCGAGTCCCTGCATACCTGCGTTCTGTGCGCCCATGGCCTGTCCGTAGGCTGCGTTCTGTGCGTTAGCCCCAGTGAGTGCGTTAGCTTGCCCGAGCTGGTTCATAGCCCCGCCCATCTGAGCGTTCTGACTGTTCTGCATAGCCATCTGATTGGACTGATTAAGACCACCCATCGCCTGCCCATAAGCAGCGTTCTGCGCTCCTTGACCGATCATTCCCGTAGCCGCGCCCATCATTGAATTGTTAGCGTTCTGGCCGTACATCCCCATGGCTTGCTGATAAGCAGGATTGCCTTGGTTGTTCATAGCCATGCCCTGAGCTGTAGCCATACCACCCATGGCCTGCCCGTACGCTGGGTTACCGCTAGCAGCTCCTGCCATTGCGGCAGCATTACCGAAGCCTGACTGAGCATTGCCCATCATGCTTCCGGACATGCCCTGCATAGCAGCGTTAGGCCCTACGCCTAGGTTAGTGTTTCCCTGTGCGTCAACAGTGCTGCTTCCTAGTCCTGTCTGTACTCCATATCCAGTGAAGGCAGTATCGCCCTTTACCTGCGTTGCTAGGTCTGCCATCTGTTGATTGGCACTAGCACCTAGACCCTGTATATCGTCAGCTGTATTGAGACCCGCCGCAGCAGAACCAATACCACCTACTACACTTAATAAACCCATCAGTAAATCCTCCCCAGAAGGGTCTGAACATTAATCTCTTGTATAGACAGTGAGTTACCTGCTATATCCGCTTCTAGCCCAACCCTTACTAGGTCACCGCTACCGTTAGTGTTTGTCTTGTACCGCCTTAGCGTAGTTAGTCCCGGCCCGTATTCTGATTCATTGAACTCAGACACGTTATAGAGCGCAGGCTGCTGAGCACTAACAACCTTAGTTGCTGTGTCAGTCAGGAAACCACCGTATCCCCACTTAACAACAGCATCAGCGTCAGCAAAGGTACTTACTAAGGTGAAGTCTATCTTCTTCAAGAACTTCTGTCGTACTGCGTCTCCGAAGGTAAACGCATTAGAACCGTACTTCATCTGATAGGGCTGACTGTTCCACTCTAGGTAGTTGTTGTACCAAAGCGCACCGCCTGTGTCCTTGCCTGCCAGCAGTGTGTATACGTCATCCTCTTGCTCGACGTAAAGACCACGCCTGAACTTACAGTCAGTCCACCGAGTTATCTTCTGGCCTCCTGTAGCTGAGGGTGCTCTCATCTCGATAGCGTACGCTTGCTCTGTGTCACCGAAGTTACATACTACTAAGTTCTTGTCAGGCATGTAGAACAAAGACACAGCATCATTAGGCTCGTCTCGTATAAGGCTAGAGATGTCTCGCTTGACGTTAGCCGTTAGGTCTCCAATAGGTACTGACTTCTCTTGTATTGTTCTTCCTAGCGAACGCACGCCTGAGTCGTCTACAAAGAGAAGATCAGATCCTATGTTAGTTACTGCGTCTCTAGCTACAGCGCCCATGCTGCTGATAGCATCCTGTAGTATTAGACCACCCATATCTGCAGGGTCAGCAAAGTTATTGACTGACGAGTACAGCAGAATCGACTGTCTTCCAAAGATGATTAGGAAGTTGTTGTGTGCCTGTATCGACACGATTCGGTCACCGCCGTTAGGCCAGTACTGAGACACGTCAATAATACCGCCTGTGTTCTGGGTATCCGCTGGTGTGGCTCTTCCGTCGTACCACTGTGTAGCAATAAGAAGATCAGAATAATATATAGTATCGTAGTCGTTGTTGACTCCCGATACCCACAGCCTACCGTACGCTGAGCAACCTACGTCTCCGTCGATGTTGTTAGCAATGATACCGCTGTCGTCTCTAGGCGGTATGTAGTCTACGTCTATTGTTCCTGAGAATAGATTAACTATGGTGCCTGTGTACTTAAGTGCGATGTTACCTTTACTGAATATGTAGATTGCATCGTTGAAGTACACGATGTCTGCCCTTACTAGGTTAGCCGGAATAGCCACCGTAGGGTAAGAGATTGCATCCATGTCCTCTGCATCGAACCGTACAATGTAGTAGTCCTCCTGAACAAGAGAACCAGCACCGCTGTACTGTAGATGCCCTAGTATGCCTAGGTCATGGCGTGTCGTGCCGATGACTCCACCGCCTAGCTGATACACCTGCTTAGTCTCAGTGACCATAGCAGGGTTAGTGGAGTACGATATGTTGTCGTTGTTGGTGTAGTTATCGAATGCCTCTCTAGCGCCGATCCTACCGAATCTATCAATAACACAATTGTCGGCTTCCAAGGCGAATCCGGGGTCTTGCTGCAACGGCGAGTCCTCGGTGTTTAGACCTTGGAAGCCCGGAGCAGAGATCGAAATGTTCTGCTGTTGTTGTGCCATTATACAGTCATCCAAATGTTATCAAGATAGTTAAGACCAGCGTCAATAGCTATAGAATCTGACAAGTAAGTATCAGCTAACGTAAATATCTCAGCAGCCGTCTGACCGCCTACCTCGCCTCGCTCTCTTGCCGACATAGCCAATGCTAAGTACAGCACAGGCTTAGACGGTATGATGAGCTTATCGTCATCAGCAGATAGATCAGGCAGTCGCCTGTGTCCACCTACCGTGTACGTCACAGCAGCCGTAGAGGCAGGGTATAGCTCTACCTTTACGTCCTGATTGCTGTCGAGTCCGTTAGGGGAGAAGTACTGACAAGGGCCATTAGCTGACCCCTGTGCCTTCTTACGCTTCATGTCCTGCAAGCGTAGCTCTACTGGCTCACTGCCGTCGTCCCCTAAGAAGTACTCTATGTGGAGGCTCTCACCGCTGTCTGTCAAAGAATAAGTATCCTGCCCTACCACACTACTGATAGTCCACTCGTATCGCTCAGCGTTCCATAGGTGGGCGTCCTCGACGATCCTCTTAGCGTCGTTGACATGAGCCGCTACGATAGCAACTACAGGATCAGAAGACACTACGGTTGATACCGTGTCTTCACGCATACGCATGAGGACACCGTTCACTAGTTGTAAATAGTTCATGAAAGCATCCCTTTAGTTTGCTTGATGTATTCGTACATAGGAGCCATCTTCTTAGCCTGAGCTGGCGTTATGTCGGTGTACTTGAACAGCTCTCCCCACTTAGGCGTGAAGTTACCGCCGCCTGCGAGAAGACCCCCTCCGCTTCCGTCGCCATTACCGTCGCCGTCTCCATCACCATCCCCGTCACCATCACCGTCGCCGTTGCCGTCTCCATTGCCGTTTCCAGTCCCAGTCCCGGTTCCGTTCCCATTGCCGTCACCATCCCCGTCGCCATCGCCATCGTTAGGATCAACTGCGTCATTAGGGTCAACGCCGTTGTTAGGATCAACTGACTCGTTGGGATCAACTGCGTCATTAGGGTCAACTGACTCATTAGGATCTACCGTATTAGGGATAGAATTTATAGTGTTCCCGAGTATATCAATAACCTGATTAACTCTGTCTGAAGGATCTTCAGTATCGGTTTCGTTAGTGTTATCGGTTGTGTTATCGGTTGTGTTTGTATTTGTATCTACATTATTTAGATCACCACCCGCTCCTACGGCGTCTGCCATGCTCGACTCAGGTACAAAGTCTCCTATGCTGTAGTCTCCCCGGATAATCCATACGTCTCCATCTATGTTGTCTCTAACCATCCACGTACCGTCGGCTATGTTGTCAATAACCTCGTACTGATTATCGCTGCCATTAGTAGAGTTGTCCGTTGTAGAGTCAGTAGGATTAGGATTAGAAGAACTGTCTCCGCCTCCGCCGCCGCCTCCGTTGTTGGTATTAGTAACTGGATAGTTAGGGCCATCAATCTGAACAGTGTTAGGATCAACTACAACATTACCGTCCTCGTCGTACTCACCTTCAGAAGTCTCAGAAGGCGTAGTCTCCTCCCACACAACGTCTCCGTACGTTTGTTCAAACGCCCCGTTGCTGACGTCGTTAATGGCGTCTGCTACAGCCTTTCCTATATCTCCTATTGAAGTTACACCTCCTTCCCCGAAGTCTCCAAACACGCCACCAGAGGCTCCTCGAATGGCGTCATTAACTACTTGGTTGATGTCTACATCCCCTGTTGTAGCTGCTTGGCTTGTCAGGCTGAGAATAGACGAGGACAAAGCACCTGCCGTAATCGCTGACATCCCTGTAGTAGCTACCAGCTGGGCAGCAAGAGCAGGAGCAGCGGCCATTAGAGCAGCAGCACCAGCAGCTAGAACGTAGTCTCCGAAGTCTGTCCTGTTCATCTTGTAGACTCTAGCAAATCCCGTGCCTGTCCATCTGAACCTATCACCTTTCTCGTTGGTGAACTCTTCAGTAGGAATGCCGTACTTCTGCATCAGGGCTTGGTTCTCTTCGCTGTTCATCCAAGAGGCATACGCCCCCTGTCGAGCCATGCCGTCTGACTGTCGGTTGTCGTCATCGTTGCGTACGTCAACACCGCCGAAGTCTTCCCCTTCGCCTATGATCTCCCCAGTGCCACGGTTGTCTATGCCTTCAGCAGAGAACCAGTCCTGAGCCTCGATCATCTCTGAGGACTCTTCGATGTACGCCATGTAGGTGTCGAAGTCACCGAAGGTGTTCTGGAGGTTGTCACTCCCGCTAAAGATTTCAGACAGCTCAGCCTCAGTTACCTGTGTAGGCTCCCAGCTCAAGTCTTGCTGATCCTGTCCAGTGTTTCCATAGAGGCTTACAGCATTGTCTCCTTTCTCGTCGTGGAGAATCATAGTATAAGTACGCTCCTCCTCAGAAGGAAGGGCTTCGTTAGTTGCTAATAGTTCGTTCTCAAGCCCTGTCTCTTCCATTAGGAGTTCTCCATTTCCTTGCTGAATAGCCCACTGATAGGCCCTTGTCTAGCAGACGACTGCTGTGCTCTCATGTACGCATCAGCCCAAGGCGTAGCCTGTGACTGTCCTGCTACCCCAATGCCTGTGTTCACACCAGCCGTAGGCCCTCCCTGAGTGCCGTAGTTTACCGTCTGGAAGTTACGATTACGAACAGGCCCTGCCTCTTGCGTAGGGTTAAACAGCTCCGCCTGAGCAAGAGCCTCGGCGTTCTGTCGCTCGTACTCTCGCTTAGCTAGCTCTGCGTCTATCTCTTCCTGAGTGAACTTAATAGGATCAGTTGTGTTCGGATCTCGTACGTTGCTTACAACACCCATTAATCCGTTGAACATCCCCAGCGGGTTACCGCCTGTCTGGTCTACTGTAACAGCTGCGTCTGTGCCTCCAGCTGGGGCATTGCCCTTGATGTTAGTAGCAGATCCGTTGCGTATGCCATTAAAGAAAGCACCGATACCGCCGCCTGAAGGTTGACCCTTCGTAGTTTCGGCAGGAGGCATAGGTGGCTTAGCTTTCTTGTCGGTGTTGTAGCCAACCTCAATACCCTTCATGTCAGCAGGATTGCCTGTTGTAATGAAGTGCTCGGGATTACCACTAAAGCCTAGACCACTGGAGTCCTTGATGCTGGTTACTCCGTAAGGGTTGTCTCTGTTGCTGTTGACATCCCACTCTGTTCCAAAGGCGTTAGCGTTGCCGCGTTCGTCTGTTTCTAGACGATACGCTGCCGCAGCTGCCTTAGCTTGTTCTTCTGCCCTACGCTTAGCATAGCGTTCTTCGTTAGTAAGACCATCGCCTCCGACTAAAGAGTTCTTTCCTGTGAGACTAGCTGCGGCGGCCTTAGCATCAGCAGCTGCCTTAGCTGCAAGCCGCTGGGCCTGCTCCTGCTGCCTTTTGATTTCAGCTGCCTGCTTCTCCGCCGCTGCTTTCTTAGCAGCTGCCATCTGAGCTGCCTTCTTATCTGCTGCCGTCTTAGTCTGCGAAGCAGAGGACTTAGACTTAGACATACCCGCCTGAGTGCTAGGCGATCCTGCTGCCCTCCACTTAGATAGCCATGCCTTCTGCGTAGCCGTAGCCTTGCCGGCCTTCTCCTGTGCGAGCATCCAGTCTTTATTACTAGACCACGACATCCGAATCCTCCTTAGCTGCTGTGTGGAAGAACAAGGAATAGACTAATCCCAGTAGTGTGTTGTAGTCAGCTTGACCTACGACTTCACCAGTGTCGGGATGAATCACATCGAACACCTCGTTGGAGAGGTAAGTCTCCTGAAGCGTTCGCTTGTACTCCTTCTGTTCTTCATTACCTTCTGAGTCTACTTCAACCCAGCTCGTGTGGAAGATTACCTTAGGTACTCCGTTGAGTGGATTCAGTAGCTCTACCCTGTGGGCGTACTCATAAGTAGAGTACACCTCCACGTCCCTTACTCGGCTTTCGTTATACTTAGGCATTCTCTAGCGCCTCCACTTTGGCCTTCAGAGCTTCAATCATTGCTTGCTGCTCCTGCATAGCCTTGATAAGACGAGTCTCGACAGCACCTAAACCAGACACCTGCTTGAACCCGTCATCACCTTCAGACACCAGATCAGCCCAAGCTGTAGCTTCCAGCTCTTGAGCAATGAAGCCCTCACCAGAACCCTTAGCGTCCTCTTTCCAGTCCCAGCGTGTAGGACGTAGAGACATGACGTTAGCTAGTTCTGATTCGTGATCAACAATGTTGTCCTTGAGGCGTTCGTCCGACGCTGCTGTAAAGGAAGGTGTCCCGCCTGCGCTAGACGTGATATATCCAGCATCGACGCCTCCATACTGGAAGCTAATAAGAGCCGAAGTGCCACTAGACCTATTGAACTCCGCAACAATACCGCCACGCTCTACACGAAGCCTTGGGCCTGTGCCAACATCAGTACCAACCAGCAAGTTTCCTGAGCTGTCGATACGCATGGACTCCACCCAAGGAACGGACGCGCCTGCTGTGGTTGTTGCAGCTCTTCTCCATACATGACTACCATCGTTTTGATAGTAGTTAGTCGCCGCCGCTGTATCTATAGCCTTCCAACCACTTGCCTGTGAGAAGTAGGCATTAGTTGAGAGATGTGTATCGATTGACAGACCTGCTAGGCTTGAGCGTTGTCCAAGCTCTATAACTCCGTCCGTAGTACGCCACGGGCTTGGAGTAGTTTTAATCCCTAGATGTCCTGAGGCGTCGAGGCGCATACGCTCTTGCGTGTTGTTTCCAGTCTCCGCCGTAAAGAACGCTAAGGCACCGCCAGTATTGTAGTTCACCATATAGCCGTTATTACCTACCCCTTGCAGCTGTACGCCACTAGCCGCTGTAGTCCCAGAGGTAGAGTTATGCATTGACAGGATACAGTTTGTTGCACCGTAAAGAGATAGATTCCTGTCGGATGGTGCGGTCATGCCGATACCTACTTGCCCTGAGGCGTCGATGACCATGGGAGACTGCTGGTTCTGCCCGTCATTCTCGACCTGTACAAACTCGAACGTACCTCGTGTCGACGACGTACCCCGCGACCAAAATCTCATGTTGTTGTTGAAGTAGTCAATGAGGGCGGATTCTGTACCAGCGGCGGGTGCGCTTATGTTACCCTCTATCTGCAAGCCACCACCAGCAACATGCAGTGCCTGCTGTGGATCAGACGTGCCAATACCCACGTTTCCTGAGGAGTCGATACGCATGCGCTCGGTAGAACCAGAGGTGAACGTCAGGTCATTCTCTGAGCGAACAGATAGCTCCGTATCGCTGCCTGCGCCTGTGTTCCACAGAGTTGTACCTATGTACCCTACATTAGCTCCACCGCTAGTGAATAGTATGTTAGGACTAGAAGAAGCTCTGATCCCCACGTGGGCTGAGCTTGTGCCATCACCTATGTCTAAGGTACGTGAGGGATTCGTGTTACCAATGCCCACGTTTCCACCGCCAGTATTAAGGATGAGCGGATCATTACCAGTGTTACCTGATGACAAGTAGGAGTTAGTCCCATCACACCAGAGTTTAGCCGATTGAGCCAATGTAGAGTCTACTACCGCAAAACCATCACTACTCGTGTTTGCATCCTGTGCGATTACGAGGCCGCCGTATATGCTAGGATTCGTTGTGTTGATGCCCACGTTCCCTGAGGAGTCAATACGCATGGCTTCGTCAGAGCCTGTATAGCCGCCGTTACGGAACACAGTGTCTCCACCTGTCCCGAAATACATATCACTCCCAGACGATAGTAAGTTACCCACAAGTACGTCATCGTCAGTGAATGATAGCGCCCCGCCAGAAGCACCGTTTAGCGTGAGGCCGCCGTAGTTATTAGTGCTAACAGGAGTTGCGGTACCAATGCCCACGTTTCCTGAGGCGTCGATACGCATACGCTCGTTAAGGTTGTTAGTCTTAAATGCCATAGCGTCGGTAGATGTGTATTCGATCATTCCACCACTGGCGTCTGTAACGTCCCCAAATACCACTTGTGATGGTTGACCATCGTTCGACTGTACGTAGAGCTGGGCTATCGTATCTTTAACATGCAGCGTACCGTCAGGAGAGTCCGTACCAATGCCCACGTTCTCACTGGAATCGATCGTGATAGCCGTGGACGTAGCGTTGTCGTCGATGCCTAAGCTGGTGAAGGCACCAGATACTGTGAGGTTACTGGTTGTTACATCTCCTAGCGACACAGCGTTAGCAGTCACGCTATCAAACGTAGCTGTACCTGTGAAAGTAGGATTAGAAGAAGGAGCAGCCAATCCGAAGGCGCTCTGGATGGCGGTGAACTCAGTAGTGAACTCAGCGCCCTTAATTACTTTATTCGGGTCGTTCGATGGAAGACTATCTTTTGATCCAAAGTTAGTCGTCGGTGTATACGTAATGGACATAAGAATCTCCGTGTTCTTGTGGAAGCCCACTGTTGGGCAATGGACTTACATAAGAAAGGCCCCCGAAGGGGCCGTTGTGCTTAGACCGTACCGAACAACTTAACGCCTGCTTCTGGGCGATAGATGTGAGTACCGTATAAGGTATCAGCTGTCATCAAGTCAGCCAACCACTCTTGCTTGTATTGAGTCTGGACTCGGACACCCAGCTGCTCTGCAAAGACAATAGCATCTTTGTGGAACAACAGTGAACCCTTCTCGTCAGTGTTCTCAGTAGGCAGGTTAGTGCTTACGTGGATGTCGATACCGTAGAGGCTACCGATAGAACCGGACTCAACAGGCTTACCAGTTACGAAGTCAGTGCTGATGTAGTTAGAAACACCAAGTAACTCTTTCTTCATAGCAGGAGAGATTACCCATACACGGTTGTTCATGGGTACGTTGTTGTCGTCGAGCACCTGAATAGCAGCCCGGAAGCCAGCGTCATTGAATGCAGAAGCAGCAGTACCAGCAGCAGTCTGTACACCGTCAGCGGTGAACTCCAGCTGTGAGGTAAAGTTAGCGCCCTCAGCAACAATAGCTGTATCTACACGAGTAGCAAGAGCATAGCCTGCGTCTTCGGTGTAGAACTTACGGAGGCTGTTCAGAGCCTGTACGTCTGTGATGTCTTCGATAAGACGTGAGTACTCGTAGTGCTGGTCAATGCTGATGACCAACTCGCCAGTGGTGCCAGCGATTAGATTAACCTGAGTAGACTCAGCCTTAACAGAAGCACTACCACGATCCGGCTTAGGGATGTGGATGGTGTCGCCCTTCTTGCCAACCATAGACATGGCGCGGACAAGAGGCTTAACCACGAGTGACTTCTCATAGACAGCGATGATTTCATCTGACCACAACTCTGGAATGAAAGTTGCAGCAGTCGTGTTTGTTACGTTATTAGTACCTAATGGCATAGTATTCCCTTATTTAACCCTCCCTTCCCGATACGCTTTCATAATCTCCTCAGACATAGCGTCGTACCGTTTGGGATCGGTATTCATTAGTTCGATAATGTCACGTCGTCTGTAGACCTTCCGGCTCTTGCCTTCGGGTGCAGACCGTGACGTTCCTGTTGAGGCTTGCTTAACCGCACTCTTCTGTGCGACCTTCTCAATCTTAGCAGCTTCAGCCACAATTCCTTTAGCTTCCTTGAACAGTGTTAGTAGTTCGTCGGCAGCTGCGTAATCGTAGTTGCTGTCTGCTTGTTGGTATAGACCCTGACGGAACTGGCTTTTGCCTACCCATGATTGGAAATCGGTAGAAGTTAGTATCGTCTTCATGTCGGGGTGCGTAGTCTGTAGCTTAGCTAGAGCTTGGTTCTTAGCCATCTCTACGGCTACAGCTTCTGCCTGTCGTAGCTTAGGGTGGTTCTCAATCGCCTGTGCTACGGCAGCTTTCGGATCGGCAAAGAAGTCAGTATCACTTACCTCTTCAACTTCCGGTGGGGCCTGCTGCGCTTTTACACTAGATTGAACCATCTGGTCAAAGGCTTGGCGTAGTTCGCCTACCTCAGAGGACTGCTGTCCTAGACGCTTCTCTAACTCTTGGTGCATTCGTGCTATGTCCGCAGCGGACTTACCTTGGTACTTATCAGGGAGGTCACTCTCGGGTTGCTCAGGGGATTCAGAAGCCTCAGGGGCTTCCTCAACAGGAGCTACCTGTTCCTCTAAGTCGTCGAATGTGGTTGTCTCTCCAATAATTTCACCATCGGTATCTATCAGTGTTGCCATTATCAAACTCCGGGCCTATTAAGGCTTATCAGATTAAATAAACAAGGGTCACTTGGCTGTGGTTATCCTTGACGTGCTGCCCGTTCATGATCGCGTTTCCACTTAATAGCGGCTCCGGGGAAATCCCCAGACACGCCATCGAGGTGGCACTTAACGGGACTAACTATACGCTCGGCAGGGGAGTCGCAGGCTCCACACCGGAAATCATCAGACTCCCTACCGAACACTTCAGTTATCTTGTTGCAGCTAGTGCAGCGTGCATCATACAGCCTCCTCATAGGAGTCCTCCGAATCCGCTTCCTGCTGCGCCTCTGCTGCGAGTACAGCGTCTTCCCAGCCAGCAATCTGAGAAAGGGCTTCTACCCTTCCCTTTGCTTTCCAGAAGTCCTCTGCACTCTCTAGCGAAGCAACATGTACGCTATTAAGTCCTACAATTACTTCGTCTTTAAATGCTTTCCATCCGTCTGTTAAGAACAACTCACGGCAATCATCGAAGAATTTAGATTCACTTGTCATCTGCTTTACTCCTGCTGATTGTCTTCTTAGCTTCGAGAGCTTCTAAGCGCTTCTCAAGTGCTGTGTTCTTGTCCATCAATAGCTGTAGGTACTTAGTCGTATTGTCTACTAGCTCGTTGAATTTTCTATCATCTATCACGATTGTCTCTCCTAGAGGTCGTTAGTTACCCGGAGGCCCTTTCAGGTTATCCCCGGTGTTCATCCAGCCGTTAGGCCGCTTTAGGTATATCCACCCATCAGTACCATCTAAGTAGTAGTCATAAAGAATGCCTATGTCCTCAGACGGTACGCCGTTACCCGTGAACCATTTAGTCCCCGGTTCTCCCTCAGGCCCTTGTTGTCCCGTTTTACCGGGAGGGCCTGTGTCTCCAGTCTCGCCTTTATCGCCTTTATCGCCAACTTCGCCCTGAACGCCTCCGTTTCTAAGCTCCGTTATTTGTTGCTGGAGGCCGACCAGAAGGGCCTGTATTTGCAGTAGATCCATCTGGTGCTCCTCTGACTAGTTGCTGAACCATCTCTGTCTCAGCCTTGGATTTAGCTCGCTCTACCTCTGTGTCCTGCTTGAGCTGTAGCTCTTGCTCTCTAAGAAGTAGATCACCCATACGTGCCTTACGCTCGAACGCCTTGGAGTCCTCGTCTTCAGCGTACTTAAGCGCTAGCTCGTCCGGCATCAGTTGAGTCTCTACAGAGTACTTCTCAGCCCTGCTCTTAGACTCAGCAGCCTGACCCTGTAGCAATGCCACCTGACCCTGCTGTATCGCCATCTGAGCCTGATGCTGCTCCTGCTGCTGTTGCTGTGCCTGTTGCTCTGCCTCAGGATTAGGCTGGTTAGCCTGATCTATAGCCTGCATGATCTCATCTCGGTTAGTCACATTCAAGTGATCTACAATACCCTTGATGATAGCGCCGTGAGCGGGTGACTCCGGTGGGATCATCTGTAGCATCTGAGAGAGTTGTCCTACTTCGTATTCCCTAGCCATAGCCCCTAGTGAGCTAAAGACTTGGAAGCTGTAGTCCTGCACAGGGTAGTTCTCAGGGTCGAACTGCATGTATCGGTACGCTGACTTCTTCACGTAGGGAATCAAGAAGTTCTCTTGGAAGTTCACTAGCGTACGTTTCTGTCGCTTGATGACAGCGCCCTGACCCATCGACATGCCTGCTGCCGTTACGTCGTTCTGTACCTGTGGTGTCGAGCTATCAGAAGATCCCGTAGCCTGAGCTACCATCTGCTGTAGCGCAGCACCCTGCTGGAATGTAATAGCGTTGAGCTGACCGAAGTTAAACGGCATGATCGCTTGCTTAGGATCACCGTTAGTCAGTAGCATACGACCGGGCCGTACCTCTAGCTTGTGGCCCCGTGGGATGCGTGTAGCGTCCACTGCCATCATGGGGTGTGTCGTGAGTGCTAGTGCGTCGATACGAGCGCGTAGCTCAGCATCTAGAGCCTTCTGGCTCATGTAGCCCTTCTCGCAGACCCCACGTCCCCAGAAGACTGACGGTACGATGTCCCACTGGAAAGCCACAACAGGACGATCCTGACACATATAGGGGTTAGCAATAGCCTTCAGTAGGACGCCCTCGTTGCCTATCACAACAACAGCCTCAACGTAGTGGCCGGGTTCCATGTCCTCTTCGTCTGCGCCTTCTTCTATCAGAAGCTCTCGTGGCACCTTACCGTAGTACTTAGTAAGACGAATACGATCCTTAGGACGTGAGTCTATCTCTGAGTCGAACTCTATCTCTGAGTCCGCTGCTGCGTCACCTACGAACTCCTCGTCCTTGTAGACTCCTTGTTCTTGTAGTTCTTCTACAATGTGACGACTAACATACTCATCTACCGCACAGCCTATGGCTTCGTCTACGTTAGGTGCTGCTGGGTCAATCAAGAAGTTCTTAGGCTGTACAGGGTTGAGCTTAACGACAGGGCGGTAAGTCTCCTCCACGCCTATCTCATTCATCATCCCATCCATCATGGGCTTAGTCGCTGGCTTGTACACCTTGATCTCGTCGATCACGACCTCACCGATGCCTGTGCCGTACACAGCCGCATTGACCAGAACCTCAGCGATAGAAGACCGCAGGCGTGTTACTGCGAAGTCCTCGTGTAGCTTCTCCCGTAGGTAAGCCACCTGTGTGGGGTCTTGGCCCTGTACGTCGTCCTTGATGTCAAAGACCTTACCGCGTCCGAAGGTAGCTTCTTCTATCTCTGCTACGTTGGACTCAACAGCCTGCGCTAGCGCTGGAGCAATCAACTTAGACCGCTCGCTCTGTCGCTCCTGATCTTGCTTAGACCACTGGTTGCGATACAGCCTCATGTATTCCTCA